ACTTTGTCCATTCTTATGATGAAAAAGATAATTTTATCCATCCCTACCAAAAAGATGGGTGTTGTTGTTCCCTTTCAGCAAAAGAATGATTAGTTAGCTTCCATCAAAGAATTAACAAAATCTAATAAAATGGCATGATGGTATCCTTTGTGCCATTTTTTATTTAAATATTTATATTGCTTGTACCATTTTTCTTCGCTCTCAGGATGGCATCCTATAAGCCCTATACGGCCCTGACGTATTGCCATAGGGTCTCCATTTGAATATCTGGCTATGACCTGCGTGGAGCCTTCCCCTTGAAACGTTGGGCCATCGTAGAAAAACATTTCCTGAGGTATTCCCAACCAGTTGATCTTAGCAACTGTCGCATAAGACCTACGAATATCACTTTCAGGACGCTTAATATACTGATGGGCAGTAATACCATCAAGAATATCAAAGTAATTACGATCAGCCCAATAAGCGCCCATACAAATTCCAAGATAGCGGCCCCCACCCTCAACAAACTGGGCCACAAGATTACCTTCACGTCGTTTAAAAAAATCGTAATAACGATCTGCATCTCCGATACCCCCACCAAAGGCCACAAGATCAACTCCTTCAAAAGTTTTCTTAGTAAATTCAGTCTCATCAAATAGCCTTATCTGATAATGAGGGTACAACGCCGCAATCATGCCATCACAGCAATCGTCAGAACATTCTGGGTCATGCGTAAATATAGCTATGGTTTTCATTTTGTTAAGGTTGAGTATGTCATGGCAATAGCAAATATTAACCAGACCAACCTTAACACATTATCTATGAAACGCTCATATTTATCTAAAGAAAACTTCATAACAAACCCCTGTATATACAATGTACATACAATACAACGATAACAGGGTTGTGACTACATAGACTTGCGCTGAGAAATAGGGTCGTATTTTAGTCCCCTAAGTATTTCATTTTCTTCTTTTAAGTTTTTATTTTCATCCCGCAAGTCTTTTATTTCTTGTGCAGCTCTAACCAAAAGGCCAACCCATAGCTCGCCATGATCTGCGCAATATAACAATGCGTCAAGGACATCCATTTCCTTTTGTATTTTACTGTCATACCAGCGCAAAGTCATTGTTCCAGTCCTTTAATGCCATGATTGTTTAAGCCTTGGCCATTGCCGTTTTATAAATTTAACCATTACTCATTTTCCTTTGGTGGTTCAGGTAATGGCATCCAATGGGTCGGTTGAAACTCTGTATCTCCAGATAAAAACAAGCCGCCAACATTCCAAACCCTAATTGGCTCATCGTAAAAACCATCCATATCAGTTAAATCGCAATATGCGACTGCTTGTCTTCTATCACTTGAATAAACAAGAATATCGGTCATTTCTGGTGCTGTTTCTATTGGTTTCCATTCAGCCATTACTTATTATCCTCTAATGCGGTGCGAGCTATTTCAGCACATTTGCAAACAAACCCGCAGTCAACTTTTACAACTTCTCTTAATGCTGCTTCAAGTTGCTCTATTCGGTCAGCAGCACAAGCGCATAGTTCCCCTTCGTAGCTCCAACTGACATCAACAGCCCGTAGCCGTTCCACAAGATTATCAGTCATCACCTATTCTCCGTCGGTTTTTTTTCATAACCAAACACATCCATTTTTATATCGCCATTTTTAATTTGCTGATATAAATTAAATCCAAAATACTGCGTCCATCCTGGACCTTCAGCGACCAAACACATACTTTTCCCATAATAAATATGCCAATCTCCCAATGGCATGGCCCTCCAATAAAATTTAGATTTATCCATCAGTCAGTCTCTTTCGGTGGTTTGGGTAAAGGCATCCAGTAAGTAGCCTCATAATGTACAGATGAAGAACAACACCCGCAGCCATTGTGTTTTGGATACATTCCAAATTCTGTTTCAACCAGCCAAATATCTTTTCCATCCCAAACAAGGATTTCTGAATCTTTTGGTGCGGTTTCTATGGGTTGCCAGTCAGTCATCACTCAGTCTCCATCTTTCGTGCTTTTAGCATTGCATCAGCGATTTCATAAGCACGTTCAGCTTGATGCCACACGTCAGCGTTAGTTTTGAAAGATGTAAGTGCTGCCATGGCAAAGCGATCACGCATAGTTTCGTGATGTTCTTGAATTTGTGGTTTAGTAATATTGGTAATATTGTTCCACAGAGATGATTCCAGTTCCTCAATGCGATTAGCGGCTTCGTCAAATAAATCAGAACTTAATGTGAAATTTTGATTTTTTGGATCACGAATCCATTGTTCAAAATTACGCAGCCGTTTAACGATTAATTCTTTACTCATAGTCCTTCTCCTTCTTCAACATCAATCTCAACTTTTATGCAAGCCAAACGATCATCACCATCGTAATGATCAGCTTCTTCTTTGCTAGAACAACACAGAAAACAATATTCATATATATTTAACCACACTGTTTTTTTAATGCGTGGCTTTAGTTCAATAAGATTATTAATATCTGGCGCATTTAACAACACTTTACCAGTCTCCTCATCCCACTGATGCGAATACCAATCAATACCTAGCTTAACCCAGCCATAAACAATGCCACGATCAATATGGCTCAACTTAATCTCATCATTGCGTTTGTTGGTGTATTTCTTTTCTAAATCAATCATCTGTATTTTCCTGATTTATAATATGAACATTATAATCTTTATCTTCTCTGATATGCCCATTGATAATACTAAGATACAGTCGTATTTCCTCCTGCCTTTCAGAAGTAATGCCGTCAGTATTCAAATCATTTAGAATATTTTCAAACAATTCAGCGCATTTAAACAATGCACGAACAATGTTCTCATAATCTTTTCGTGGATAGGATTGATAAAACAACTCATCAAGTTTGTTCTGTATATCTCTATAATCATTCCATATCTGTTGATTTGCAGCAGTGCGAAACATACCAATCTCCTTATGAATATACTGTAAATATAATATAGACTAAATATCAGACTGGGTAAAGCGGAACTGGCGGTTTGCCCCAATTTTTCTTACTAGCTTCTAATTCTTCAGCAAGTTCAGTTGGCCTTTGCAATAGCCCAGTTTGTCTAATGTGGCTCATAGCAATACTGACTGTATCGACCAAGTCATCATGTGCGCCCTTGGGGAATGATGCGACTTGCTCAATGACTTCAGTACTCCATGACATCTCAGGGGCAAATACCAGCCCTTCCGCAAATAGATGCTGGACGGCATATAAGCGGCTTACTTTATCTTTGCCCTTACCCTTGTAATCTACCAGCTGGACGGCAAACTCCTCCGCTCCATAGACACGCCGCAGCTCCTGCGACACGCTTATACCTGCTGCTTTAGCCTCAATAAGCAGTTTATCTACATTAAATTGCTTGGCTGTCTTTTGTACTTTCTCTACTAAATCGTGGAACTGCAACCGAGCTTGCCATGCGCCGATTAGCATAACTCGTGGCGACATCTGACCATAGCTACGCTCGACCTGCATCGTCCTACCATCTTCGCCAATAATACGAGATGATTTGGCTGTTATGTCATGTTCAAAGACGCCCCAAATAGACATAGCCGAAAAGTCATTTTCTTCCTTTTCCGTATATGCCGTATCCAAGGCTGCCACAATATAAGAAAATGGAGGGTATTCTGATGCTTCCCATAACTTCCACCAATCGCTGTCAATGATACCACCGCCCTTTGGAACGGGTAACTGCTGCAACTGACCAGCGGCAGCAAATGGGCCGAGGTTAGTCTCAAGGTTCTTAACTTCTTCCTCCCCGAAGCGTTCAGGCCAGAGCAACTCACCCTCTTGAGTTCTCCAGTCTGACCAACCAATGCTGGTTGTATAGCTTCGGGAAGGACTGAAACGCATCGGCAAGCACAGATGCGTCCATTCTTCAAAGTTCTTACTCATCAGATAACCCGTCAGATCACGTTCCGACAGTCTTTGCTGAATAACTACATAAGCGCCAGTCTTGGCATTGTTAAGGCGGGTTGATAAGGCGCTTGTCCACCACTCGATCGTGCTTTCAATCGTAGCCTCAGAATAGGCTTCCTGCGCCGCATTGGGATCGTCAACGATAATAATATTACCGCCTTCACCCGTAAGAGCCGAGCCCACAGACGTTGCCAGCCTCGACCCTTTCTTATTGTTATCGAACCGCCCTTTAGCTGCTTGGTCAGGCATGAGCTGGAAGCGATCACCCCAATGCTTCTGATACCATTCGCTGGTAATCAAGCGCCTCATCTTCAGGTTATCACGCAAACTCAATTGTTGCGCAAACGATGCCGTTAGGAATTGAACGCCTGGTCCCGATGTATCAGACAATTGGCTTTGCGCCCATGTCCATGCAGGCCATGCCACACTTGTTAAGCTGGACTTAGCACAGCGTGGGGGAATGTTGATGACTAGTTTCTTAATCTGACCATCAGTCACAGCCATCAGATGCTCGGCAACCGCCTCAATGCAATTCCCATCCACGAATGGCGAGCTGTCAATGTACTTCCACGCTTTGGTCAGAAACTCATAAAGGCTTTCCTCACAGTCTTCCTTCTCAATCTCCTGCAAGGTTTGATCGGGGTATTCCGTAATCAGCGTCTTTATGTAGCTGTCAAGGTCTTGCATCGTTGATTTGCCGTTTCTTTGGCAGGGTGCAGAACTTCTCCCCGCTTGCCTTATCCATCCAAATTTCTAGTGTCAGTCCATATTGGTGGCGTGGGTCATCTGTAAATAACAGGTCGCCGTTGGGCATTTCATAGGCATAGCCAGCATCGCTGTCATACTCTGGACGCTTGAGCCAGCCAAACGTATGATAGCTGGCCTTTGACAGGAATACGGCATCATTCTTCTTCATCGTCATCTTCATTTCCTGCCCCCGCCTTTGCCGACAGGATAAGCTCCTTGAGCATTGCCCTTTGGTCTGCGTCAAACTTCTTTACATCAATCTTGAAGGTTTCCTCCACTGCAATCGGGCTTCCGTCCTTTCCAGTGACTTCCACCTTCTGCGTATCATTCATCCAGCCAGAAGCCGACTTAGACCTATTCCTTACAGCCAATGAGATCAGCTGAGTATTCCCCGATTTAGGATCATCTGCTGCGGCTAACAGCTTGTTTTCCCAAAAAACCAAGGCAGCTGGCTTATGTTCTTCAATGAACTGCGAAAACTCTTTATTGTCACGCTTCCAATCGAATAAAGTTCTAGCTCCTATCCCACATTGATAAGCTGCTGCTTCTAAGCTGTATCCCCTCTTTAAATACACTAATAGATCGTCCATTATCTCTTTTGAGTATTTAGTGGGACGTCCTACGGGTCTTTTGACAACAATGGGTTCACCCCCATCCAAAGGGGCATCTGGCGCTGTCTGATGTATTTTAGTTTTCTTAGGCATATTTAATCTACTATCAGCTAATAATTTCTTAGACCTGTAACCTACCATAACCATTAGCCTTTTTCTAGCTAAATTGACTTATTCCATCTCCGTATTATTAAATAAAGGCATATTTCCACTTAATCGTGATTTAATTATATTAACATAATCTGGATTAAGCTCACATAAAATTGCATTTCTATTTAATTTATTGGCAACTAATCCCGTTGTTCCTGATCCCCCAAATGGATCTAATACAATCCCTTCATTAGGGCATCCAGCCAATATACATGGCTCGATCAGATTTGGTGGGAAAGTAGCAAAGTGTGCGCCCTTAAATGGCTTTGTTGTAACTGTCCAAACAGAGCGTTTGTTGCGTTTGTCAGGAGGTATATATGTTTTTCCAGAATATTGCAGTCCTTTAATGCCTGTTCCGCTCATACTTCCAAAAGTCGCATTTTTAACATTAGGATGCAAAATAGGCTCTTTTATTGCCTCATAATCAAAATAATACTTAGAAGACTTAGAAAGCAAAAAAATATATTCATGCGCTTTGGTGCACCGATCCGTCACACTCTCTGGCATTGGATTGGGTTTATGCCAAATAATGTCTTGCCGCAGATACCAGCCGTCGGCCTGCAACGCAAATGCTACACGCCAAGGTATGCCTATTAAATCCTTAGGTTTGCAATCAGGCGTAATAGATTTTACCAGCTTTCCCTCTGTTGTTCCTTTAGATGTAGCTTGTTTGCCTGTTGCATAGCTATTTCCATCGGCCCACCGACCTTTCCCGCTTCCAGCATAGCTATCGCCAAGGTTAAGCCATAATGTGCCATCATCCCTAAGAACACGTTTAACTTCCCTAAATACTTCAACAAGTTCGGATACAAATTGATCTGGCGTTTGTTCAAGACCTATTTGATCTTCCATCCCATAATCACGCAAACCAAAATAAGGCGGGCTTGTTACGCAGCAATTTACAGATTTATCCTGTAATGTTTTAAGAGTTTCTCGGCAGTCCCCTGCCAGTATTGTTACGTTACTCATATAAATATCCTAATTTAAGTCGCTCCATATTGCCAAGCAAATGCAATATATCGCACAAAGGATTAATATACTTCC